GGCTTAGTAGCAATTCCTTTATCATCATAGATAAAGTATTCTTTTATCTCCTTAATAAACTGTACACCAGTTTTAGGATCTTTCTCTTTCTTTACTTCCCTAACAAGCCTAATTTTTCTAGGGTCGATATATCTAATATCGGTTATACCCTGCTTAGGTTTTGCAGAGTCAATTACTTTATGAAAGTATATTCTTCCGTCAATATACCATCTTCTAAAATAATCTTGTGCCCTATTATTGAAATCAAACAATCTAAGCACTTCATCAAACTCATTATGAATTGCTTTTTTTACCGCCGCGGAAACTTGAACACTGTCTGTATTCAACTGTATCGGCTTTTCATCATCTAAATTAGATATGGTATCGTTTACAATATCTTCAATAGCGGCATCAACATCAGCCATCATTGAGATATCACGATACCGTTTGATTAGTTGTTCTTCAGTATTAGCAACACCCTCAACATCAAAATAGGTGCCATAATAACCACCCGCTCGGATAGCATCAATAGCACCATCTTCGGAAGGAGCGACAAACGACTTTTCAGTCGCCTGCCGCTTTTTCCTGTTCACTTCAAATCCAAAAATTTCCATTATATTTTTCTCCTACACGCCTATAATTAGCTATTAGCTAACATCATAGTGTGTATATTGGAATGTCACTGTAAATTCTTCAAAAATATCGTTCTGTGCGTACTGCAATGCAATCTCAGACATATTGATCGGGAATGCATTTCTCAGAGTGTATGTACCACCAGGCAGAGGTCTGTCGTTTCTGTCAAGGTGTTTAACAACCATATCCGCTTGATAGTCACTAGGTGTAAGAACACCAGTATTTTCTTCGCGGTTGTTCATACCGTTCATCCACTCTTCAAACGGTGCGCGGAGAGAGAATTCAGTATCGTTTACAACAGTAATTGTCCACGGATCAAAAATTCTTTCGCCAGCAAGTTTGACTTCACGACCTCTATACTGGATGATTGCAGGGTTTACATTAGAAGCGGGTAGTGCGGCACCTGTTACCAAAACACTATAAGTGTTGTCAACTGCTCCAACATAGGATGGAAAAGTCAGCTCCACTAAGAATTGGTTTGGTCTCGCCCCACCTGCGCCTAATCTAGCTTTAAAATCTTCAATATTCATTTAGTTTTTCTCCTTATTGAATTATTTATATTAGGCGCCAAGTTCTTCAAAACTGATACCTGTTCGTGTAGCAACAAATGTCAGAGTGATGAAGTTGATAGATTTTGCAGGCTTCAGATAAATGTCTGCTCTAAATTGATTTTGATCGATAACTTCAGGTGTGTTGTTTGTTTCGTCACACACAACTCTAAAGTCATAGACACCTCTTCTTCCCTGAACATCTCTCAAGAAAGGAGAAACTAAAGAACGGAACTGCGCCCTAGTAAACGAATCGTTGAATTCAAACAACTGAAACTTAGCCGCTGTAGCGATAGCCTTTTCAACAGTAATGAACAGTCTGCGAACATTGATTCTGTTGAATGCACTTGCTTTTGCAAGCAATGTCTTGTCACCAAACAGAACAATACCGTTGCCAGGGAAACCAACTACAGGGTTAATACCTGCTTTGTAAAGCGTGTCTCTGTCTGCTTTGTTCGGGCTGTATGCGAGTTTAGCCGCATTCTTGATTACGCCTCTAGCGTAACCTGCAGGAGAAAACCAGGGGTCAGCACTCAAGTCTGCTACTACACAACATCCAGCAACATCGCCGTTGCAAGGAATCCAACGATACTTATCGTTGTACTTGTCATACATGTACTTCCAACCACTATCCATTACAGCGTAAGAAGAACGAGTATAACTAGCTAACTCGGCAACTGCTGCCGTTGCTTCAGAACCAGCATTATTAACTACAGATGCTTTCTGTGGAGAAATAAACACCATGCAATCTTTTCTAATTTCTGCAATATTGTCGATGATGTAATCACCAACAGTAGCACTGTGACCGCCTGCCATGATTAGATTGACATCTACCAACTCATCGTTTGCAAACAAGTCATAACCGCTCTGCAAATCGCTGTCTGCAGGAGAGCTATCAACACCACCACTCAGAGACACATCCAGGTCTCCATCGCCTTCAACAAGACAGATGTAGTCTACTGCACCAGTAGTAGCAGTACCCCAGTTAGAACCGTTAGAGGGATGATCCATCCAACGAATCCACTTAGAGCGAGTGTTAATAACATCTTTATAGTAGTTAGACTGATTAGTATCGTCTTTAGCATCAGATGCTTTAGAAACGCCTGCAAATTTTTCTAGAATCGTTCCTGCTTGTCCTGTGATAACACCATCTTCGTCAATAACAATGATGTGCATCTCATCGAGATCCGAACCATTGTTAGTAGCAAAAGTAGTTGATGCAGGAGTGTAATCAAATTCGGCTGCATAATCCCAACCAGTTGTAAGTGTTGCTGTAGCAGTTGCGCCAGAACCGTCTCCACCACTGATTGTGATAGTAGGTGCGCTAGTGTATCCTACACCGCCAAAAGTAACAGTAATAGCAGACACCGCATCGCCAGTAAGTGTTGCTGTAGCAAGTGCTACTACGCTACCTGTATTCGGGTTAGCTACGGTCACAGTAGGTGCAGATGTATATCCACTGCCTCCCGCTGTTACTGCGATAGAAGCAACTGAAGTAGTGCCGTAAGATGTCAAGTCTGCCATAGAAACTTTAAGAGAGTTTCCTATAGCACCTGGAAATCTTCCTGCCCAAACACCAACAGTACCTTCTCCGTTAATGTAGGATCCTTCATATTCATTATCGTTACGAATTAAAAGTCCAGTGCCGTCTGCGGTTGCGTTTACACCCGTTCCGACTTCTCGGACTACTTTAAGAGCCGAACCGTATGCCAAGAAACTGGATGCGGTCATAAAGTCTTGTGCTGTTGTATCGTTGGGTTTGCCAAATCTTGCTACTAGCTGATTTTCGTTTTCAACTGTAACAATCTCTCTAGCAGGACCCCAACTAAAATCTCCAACAAAGCCCCCGATAGTTGTAGCAACTGCGGGGACCACATTAGAGGCATCTTGTTCCTGTACGAGAACGCCAGGGGAAAGCTGAAAAGCCATATTATTCTCCTCGAATTTAGTTAGCGTTGTTTCTTATAGTGTATCACTGTGTTTATTTATAAATCTCTTGTTTTAGACTCATTGAATAACCAAACATCACCACCCATGACTT